CGAGGCGTTCCGGCTCTTCCGCGCAGATATCGTGGCCTATGAGGCAGCAGTGCTTCGCGCGATAAAGGTGCCACTGGAACCGCACGAGTTCGATGCGCTGGTCAGTTTCCATTACAACACCGGCGGCATCGCGAAAGCGTCGCTGACCCGCCACCTGAACGCGGGCAACCGCGCCGCCGCCGCGCAGGGTTTCATGGGCTGGCTCCGGCCTGCCGCTATCCGGTCGCGACGTGAGGCCGAACGCGATCTGTTCCGCGATGGCCGCTATCCGACCGGCACCATCCCGGTCTGGGCGGTCGATCGCGACGGCCGCGTGGATTTCTCGAGGTCCATTCGGCGACTGACCGAGACCGAGGCGCTGACCCTGCTGCGCCCGGCGATCTTGTCGGTGGTCCCCGCAATCGTCGCTGCACCGACATCGCCACCTATCTCCGCACCGCCGAGAGGCTGGCGCACACGCCTCGTAGCCTTCTTTTCCAACTTCACCCGGAGGGTCTGACCCATGCGCTATTTTCAACCGACTTCGCTGACTTGGTGGGCGGGGCTGCTCGCTTTGCTGACCGGCAGTGGCGCACTGTTCCTGCCCGACCAAGGCCAGCTTGCCGAACTGGCGCGGCTGGTCGCGATCCTCGCCGGGGCCGGGGATGCCTCGCCCATGACCCTGATCTCTCTGGGCCTTGGCCTGATCGGTCTGCGCGACCGGATCGAACGCGGGTTCCGCGGCGATGCTTGAATTTCTGGCGGGCATGATCGTGGGCGGGGCGATGGGCGTGTTCATTGCCTCGCTCTGCGTGGCGGCGTCGGGCGGGGAGCGGGATGATGGCTGACATCCTGCTCTGGCTGATTGCTGCCCTTGGTGTTGTCGGGGGCATCGTGCTTGGGCGGCTCTGGGGCCGCGCAGAAGGCAAACGCGTGGGCAAACTGGAAGGGGAACGCGATGCGATGGTGGACAAGATCGAGCGTTCGGAACGCGGACGCGTGGCTGTTCGGGACGGTCGCGGTGCTGGCGATCCTGCTGACCGGCTGCACAACAACGATGCGCACTGGTGATGCGGGCTGTTCCGCCTATGCCGAAGCCCGCCTTGGCCGTCCGGCCAACGCGACGGTCACAGGCGTGCCGCCCGAGTGGGCGGGTTGGATCGCCGACCTCGACGACCGCATGACGGGAACGTGCCGATGAAAACCCTCTCGCCCGCGCTGCAGGCCCATCTCGACGATGGCACGACGACGCTTTCCTGGTGCTGGCGGATTTCGCGCTCGGACGGCGTAGCGTTGGGCTTCACCGATCATGACCACGGCCTCAGCTTCGATGGCACCGCGTTTGAGCCGGAAAGCGGGTTTGCCGCCTCGGAAATCCGCGCTGGGTCTGACTTGGCTGTCGACGCACAAGACGCAACTGGGGTGCTGTCCTCGGATCGCATCACAGAAACCGACATCCTCGACGGGCGCTGGGACAATGCGGCGGTGGATCTGTGGCGGGTCAATTGGGCCGACACCAGCCAGCGCGTGCTCTTGCGCCGGGGCGCGGTCGGGCAAATCCGACGCGGGCGCATGGCCTTTGTCGCGGAAGTGCGCTCGCTTGCGCATGTTCTGGGTCAGACCGTGGGGCGGACATTTCAGGCAGGGTGCGATGCCCGCTTGGGGGATGCGCGCTGCGGCATCAATCTGGAAAACGCCATGTACAAGGACACGGGTGTCGTGACGGACCTGTTGCGAGACAGGGCCTTCATGGCCTCGGGACTAGCCGCATTTGACGCGGGCTGGTTCACCTCCGGCACTCTGACTTGGACCAGCGGGGCAAATGCCGGGCGCGTCACCGAGGTGCTGGCGCATGGGCTTGATGGCAGTATCGCCACCCTGACCCTGCTGGAAGCACCGGTTCGCGCCATCGCCGAAGGCGACAGCTTCATCGCCCGCGCGGGCTGTGACAAGCGCATCACTACCTGCAGCGCCAAGTTCGCCAATGTCGCCAACTTCCGGGGCTTCCCCAACATCCCCGGCCAGGATGCCGTGCTGCGCTATGCCAGCCAGGACGGCGGCCACGAAGGGAACGTGCTGTGATGGCCGCCGATCCCGCCGTGGTCATCGCCACCGCGCGGCGCTGGCTCGGTACGCCATACCACGATCAGGCCAGCCTGCGCGGGGTCGGCTGTGATTGCCTCGGCCTCGCGCGCGGTGTCTGGCGCGAGGTGGTGGGCGACGAGCCGTTTCCCATTCCGCCCTATAGCCGGGATTGGGGCGAAAGCGGCCCGCGCGAGCTGCTGGCCGAGGGCGCGCGCCGCATGATGCCGGAAATCGCACTCGCCCATGCCCCACCCGGCGCGCTGATCCTGTTCCGCATGATGCCGCGCGCCATTTCCAAGCATGTCGGCATCCTGACCGGTCCCGACACCTTCCTGCACGCCTACGAGCGGCTCGGCGTGATCGAGGAACCGCTGACCCCGACGTGGCGACGCCGCATCGCCTTCGCCTTCCTCTTTCCCCAACGCTGAGAGTTTCCATGGCCACGCTTGTCCTCGGCGCTGTCGGCACTGCCATCGGCGGGGCCTTTGGCGGCGCGATCCTCGGCTTTTCCGGGGCGGCCATCGGCGGCTTCATCGGCTCGACCGTGGGCTCGGTGGTCGACAGCTGGATCGTGTCCTCGCTGGCCCCGGCACAGGGGACCTTCGGCGCGCGGCTTGATACGCTGCGCATCACCTCGGCCTCCGAAGGGGCGGTGATTCCGCGGCTTTACGGCCGGATGCGCATTGGCGGCAACATCATCTGGGCCACGGATTTCCGCGAGGAGACCAGGACCACCACCCAAGGCGGCGGCAAGGGCGGCGGGGGCGGCAAGGTCAGGACGACCGAGTATCTCTACTACGCCAGCTTCGCGGTTGCACTCTGCGAGGGCCCGATCACCGGCATCGGTCGCATCTGGGCCGACGGCAAGCCGCTCGACATGACGGGGATCACCTGGCGCTGGTATCCCGGCGACGAGGCGCAAGCGGCCGACCCGTTCATCGCTGCGAAGATGGGGGCCCCCAACACGCCCGCCTATCGCGGCACCGCCTATGTCGTTTTCGAAGAACTGGCGCTTGCGACCTACGGCAACCGCCTGCCGCAGCTGTCGTTCGAAGTGTTCCGACCACTGGCCGATTCCGACACGGCCGAGGGGCTGGTGAAGGCCGTCACCATGATCCCGGCATCCGGCGAGTTCACTTATGCAACCGAAGCCATCCGCAAAGGCAGTGGTGGCACCACCTCGGCCGAGAACCTGAACGCGCTGCCCGATGAGGCCGACATCGTCGTGGCGCTGGACCGGCTGCAGGCCATGGCCCCAGCGATCGAGAGCGTCAGTCTGGTCGTGGCTTGGTTCGGCAACGACCTGCGCGCGGGATCCTGCAAGGTGAAGCCCGGCGTCGAGGTTGCCTCCAAGGCGACCACGCCCGCCAATTGGTCGGCAAACGGCGTCAGCCGGGCCAGCGCCCATCTGGTCAGCCGTGACGCCGAAGATCGGCCGGTCTATGGCGGCACGCCTGCCGACTTTGCCGTGGTTCAGGCGATCCGCGAGATGAAGGCGCGCGGGCTTCGGGTGACCTTCTATCCCTTCCTGCTGATGGATGTGCCCCCCGGCAACACCCTGCCGAACCCCTACAGCGCCAACGCCGCCACGCAGGGTCAGCCCGCCTTCCCGTGGCGGGGGCGGATCACCTGTTCTCCGGCTGCTGGCTTTGTCGGATCGGTCGACAAGATCGGCACGGCGGCAACGCAGGTCACGGCCCTGTTCGGGGCGGCGACGCCGGGGAATTTCAGCGTGTCGGGCGAGACCGTCAGCTTCACCGGCTCGCCCAGCGACTGGGGCCTGCGCCGCATGGTGCTGCACTACGCGCATCTCTGCGCGGCTGCGGGCGGGGTCGATGCCTTCCTGATCGGCACCGAGATGCCCGGCCTGACCACCATCCGATCCAGCGCCAGCACCTATCCCGCCGTCACCGCCTTCAAGACCCTCGCGGCCGATGTGAGCAGCATCCTCGGGGCGGGCACCAAGATCGGCTATGCCGCCGACTGGTCGGAATATTTCGGCCATCATCCGCAGGATGGCAGCGGCGACGTGTATTTTCACCTCGACCCGCTCTGGTCGGACGCCAACATCGACTTCGTCGGCATCGACAACTACCTGCCGCTTTCCGACTGGCGCGATGGCTTCGACCATGTCGATGCGCTTGAAGGCTGGCCTGCGATTTACGACTGCGCCTACCTGCAGGCGAACATCGCCGGGGGTGAGGGGTTCGACTGGTTCTATGCCAGCGCCGCTGACCGCTCCGCGCAGATCCGCACGCCGATCACCGATGGCGCGGCAGGCAAACCGTGGGTGTTTCGCCCCAAGGATATCCGCGCTTGGTGGCAGAGCCAGCATTTCAACCGCCCGGGCGGGATGGAGAGCGGCTTGGCCACCGCATGGGTGCCGCAATCGAAACCCATCCGTTTCACCGAACTCGGCTGCCCGGCCATCGACCGGGGCACCAACCAGCCGAACGTCTTCTTCGATCCGAAGTCGTCAGAGAGCTTCACGCCCTATTTCTCGCGCGGGTGGCGGGACGACGCGATCCAGCGGGCCTATCTGGAGGCGAGCTACCTGCATTGGGGTGATGCGGCCAACAACCCGATCTCCGCAGTCTATGGCGGCCGCATGGTGCATGTACCGGAATGCGCCGCCTGGACCTGGGACGCGCGACCCTATCCGTTTTTCCCCGAACTGACCGATGTCTGGACCGATGGCCCGAACTGGCGGCTGGGGCACTGGTTGACCGGACGGCTGGGGGCGGTCTCGCTGGCGGCCCTCGTGCGTCACCTGTGCCTCCGTGCCGGGATGCCCGAAGCGCTGATCGACGTGTCCGGCCTCTGGGGTGCGGTCGAGGGCTATGTGATCGGGGCCCTTGAAAGCCCACGGGCATCGATTTCCACGCTAGCCCGACATTTCGGCTTCGATGCCATCGAGACGGAGGGCGTGATCCGCTTCGTCATGCGCGGCCGGGAATCCAGCCTCACCCTTACTGTGGATGATATGGTCTCCAGCCGCGAGGGCGAGGCTCTTGAGCTGACCCGTGGTCAGGAGACCGAACTGCCCCAAGCCCTGAAGTGGCAGGTCGCGCGCGCCGACGAGGACTATGACGCGGCGCTGGTCGAAGCCCGCCGCATCACCGTCGATACGACGCGCATCGCGTCCGAATCCTTTCCGATGGCAATCCCGCCCGAGGAGGCCGAACGCCGCTGCCGCCGCGCGTTGATGGAGGCCTGGATCGGCCGCGAGAGCGCCACCTTCCGCCTGCCGCCCTCAAAGCTCGCCCTCGATCCAGCCGACGTGATCCGGCTCGCGCATGACGGCCGCGAGGTCGAGTTCCGCCTGGTGTCTGTCGCCGATTCCGAGGCGCGCGGGATCGAGGCGGTGCGTCAGGACCGCGCCGCCTACGATCTGCCACCCGGCGATCCGCGGCCCGCGAACCTTGCCAGCCCCGTCGTCTTCGGCACGCCCGAGGCGGTGATGCTGGATCTCCCGCAAATCTCGGAGGAACAGCCTGCTCATCGCCCCCTGATCGCCGCCCACGCCAGCCCCTGGCCCGGCGAGATCGCCGTCTTCCGCAGCGCATCCACGGATGGCTTCACGCTGCTGACTACCTTCGGCGGTCGGGCGCGGATTGGCACACTGGCCTTCGACTTCTTTCCTGGCCCGACCTCGCGCTTCGATCTCGGCAACGCGCTGGTCGTCGATCTCCTATCCGGAACGCTGGAAAGCGTGACCGACGTCGCGCTGTTCGGCGGGGCCAATGCGGTAGCGGTCGAGACAGCGGCTGGGGTCTGGGAAATCGTCCAAGCTGGCGCGGCCGAACTGATCGCCCCCGGCCGCTACCGCCTGACCCGCCTCCTGCGCGGCCAGCGAGGGACAGAACATGCGATGGGCAATCCAGCCCCCGAGGGGGCGCGGGTTGTGGTGCTGGATACGACATTGGCCTCGCTACCCATCGCCGAGGCCGATCTCGGTCTGCCGTGGAACTGGCGGGTCGGCCCGGCCGCGCGGGCGGTCAGTGACGCAAGCTATGCCGCGCTGGGCTTCACGCCGACCGGGCGGGGCCTTGTCCCCTTCGCGCCGGTGCATGTCGAACAGCCGTGGCGAACGGCCCGCAACACGGGCGATCTGACCATCCGCTGGACGCGGCGAACCCGCGCGCTGGTGGCCGATGCCTGGGAACAGGTCGAGGTGCCGCTGGCCGAGGACGTGGAAAGCTACGATGTGCAGATCCTCGACGGCGCTGCGATCAAGCGCACGCTGACCAGCAGCACGACCTCCGTCCTCTACACCGCCGCCCA